GCGAAGGAACAGGCCCTTGCCACCAAGTAAGAAAGGCCCGCCATTATCGGCGGGCCTTTCTTTTTCCCATTATTTCAACTGAAACAAGACATGAGAACCGAAGCCAGACAACTCATCGAGGACGCGCTGGACGTAGTGCGTCGTGCCAACGGGCACAACATTCAGGTACGCAGGGACGTGGACAAGGGGCGCATCCCTTTGTTCCGTTACCTTGCGCGTGGACGCTGCACGCACTGCGGCATGGAGCTTATCGTGGACTCATCGCCCGCCACGATATCCAGCAACCTTCCCTTCGGGGAGCGTGCGAACGCATGGGCGCAGGTCACCGGGGACGCATTCGATCTTGAGTGCCCCGGTCCGCGTCGCCGTCGCTGACACAAAAAACACACACAGACAAATTAGCCCGACCTGACAAGTCGGGCTTTTTTGTGTCCTTTCGGTTGCTATTTCAACTGAAATAAGCAATCACACACACCCCCCACAAAAACTTGGAACAATACGCAGACACAAAACACCTACGCAAACATGGAAGCGATCAAGACATTCGACGTGGACGGTGCGAGCGTTCGCATCGTCATGGACAAAGACCCGGAGGACCCACGCAACTGGGACAATCTGGGCACGCTGGCACTGTACCACAGGAGGTACTCGCTGGGTGACGAGCACAAACCTCCCATGGAAGAGGCAAAGCTCATCGAGAAGGACCGTGACTACATCTGGCTGCCCATCTATGGATACGACCATTGTGGGTTGACCATCAGCACCGGTGAGTTCTCGTGCCCATGGGACAGTGGGCGACTGGGCATCATCTACGTCCACAAGGACGACGTGCGCAAGGAGTACGACACCAAGCGCATCGACCTGAAGACCAAGAACCTCGTGCTGCGTCGCCTGCTCGATGAGGTGAAGGTGTACGACCAGTACCTCGCTGGCGACGTGTACGGGTACAAGGTCACCGTGGGCGATGAGGAGGACTCATGCTGGAGCTTCTACGGTCTGGACGAGTGCAAGAAAGAGGCGGAAGGCATCGCGCATCACATGCTGCGCTCAGTAGTGATCAAGGAGTACGTAGCAACCAAATAACCAACAGCCATGTTCCATGCAGGACAACGGGTAACACCCATCAAGAACTCGAAGTGTGGGAGTGTCAAGAGCGGAGACGTGTTCATCGTGGACTCCATCTCAAAATGCAAGTGCGGGGTCAACCTGCACCTCCGTGGCATAGGTCAGTTCATGACCAACCACTGCCAGTACTGCAACTGCGACGTGCCGGTGGGCTGGAAGTTCGGCGCCTCGAAGCACTTCCGGCCGCTCACTGACCTCGAAGAACAGATGTACTGGCTGGAGAAGGACCAGCACGTACACGTCGAAGAACTCGAACAAGAACTCTGCGTACCGATCAACAACTAACAACCAACAGCCATGTTCAGCAACACAAGACACAGCAACAACCCAGTGCTCGCTGCTTTCGTCGAAGGGCGCAAGAAGCGCAGCGGCAACTTGGAGACCGACGGCCACACGCTCACCCTGTTCGGCAACGCCATCGCATGGCGGCCACCCACAGGGTACGGGGTATGCGTGACCCTGTCGGGATGGAATACCATGACCACGCGCAAGTACCTGTCCCTGCTGCCGGGCGTGTATGCGTCGACCGACAATGGTAAGCCCATCATCAACGGCATTCCCGTGACCGATGACCAAGTGCTCACAATCCGCACCAAGGGCTACAAGAAGCCCACTGGCCCCAAGGGTGACCTGTGGCTCACTGGCAAGGCATGGGTGGATACCGATGGCTGGCGTGGGTACGAGATGCCCGCATACGCTGTCGTGGGCGCCAATGACACTGGTATGTTCAGCGACAGCCCATGTCCGACCACTGTGTGCAAGCGCGAACTCGCCATGGCAGAGCAGAAGCTCAAGGAAAAAGGCGTGGAGTACAAGCACGCCATTGGCACCACGTCCAACGTGTTCTGCCTGCACCGATACCTCATCGTCAAGCCCAAGGACATCGACCGAGCCACTGAGCTGGTGGCCCCGCTGATCCCTGAGGCGTCCCTCATGTACCTCTGTAACAACTAAGCAACCATGAGCTGGCAATTCGAATGCATCGACAACGCCCTCAATGAGCCCGAGCTCGATGAGTACTGCGAGTGCGGCAGGTATGTCGGGCGCAGGTACTCGCACATGTGTGAGTACTGCGAAGCACAAGCACGCTACGATCTGGGAATGGACGAACCAACAACTGACAAGCCATGAAATACACAGTGATAGTGCGGTTCTTCGATGAGGAGGATCCGCGTTCGTTCGACACGTACATCGGTCAGTCTTATGCGGAGTCTCCGCAAGAAGCAGCCGAGATATTCATCGACGAGCTGATCCACGATCGTGGCCTCGACCCATCGCCAGAGGACATGCCGCTATGGCGAATGGACTACAAGACCGTGGCAGTGTTCGAGGGCTGGCTTGAAAACATGGCACCATGAGCAAGGTCAATAGTATCGGCATCAGGGTCACTGGCCTTGATGGCAGGCCCGTGATCGCCAAGTTCACCGGGCTGGCGAGCGCATCCAGCAACAGCAAAACAGGCGGGATGGTGCAGAACTACATCCTGCCCGAGCAATGGATGACCGACAAGCGCATGGGCGACGACACGTCTGTGTGTGGTGACTGCCCTCACTCGTTCCGAGCGGGGGATACGTGCTACCTGCGCCCCCTCTAAACCTCAAACAACTCAACACCATGTCACTCCTCACTATCGACACCAACGCCAAGACCGTGAAAGGGCAGAAGAAGGGCTACATCACGGGCATCCTGTACATGGCCCCGTGGAAGATCGCAGGGGTCGGCAACCTTTGCCCGATGGCCGAAGTGGCGAAATGCCACGAAGCTTGCCTCTATAGCGCAGGGCGCGGAGCATTCAATAGCGTGCAACAGGCGCGGATCGGCAAGGCGAAGAGGTTCTACTCGGAGCGTCAGGCGTTCATGCTTGAGCTGGTCAAGGACATCGACAAGCTGGTGCGAAAGGCCGACAAGCTGGGCATGACCCCGCTGGTCCGGCTGAACGGCACGAGCGACGTGCGCTGGGAGAACATCCCCGTGGTCATCGGCACGACCACCTACGCCAACATCATGGACGTGTACCCATCGGTCCAGTTCTATGACTACACCAAGCTGGCCGGGCGCACCACCCCGCGCAACTACGACCTGACCTTCTCCTTCAGCGGGGTGCAGGCATACGCCCATCAGGTGGACAAGGCCAAGGCCGCAGGGATGCGGATCGCTGTGGTGTTCCGCCACCGTGACCAAATTCCCGCCAGCTACATGGGCATGACCGTGGTCGACGGTGACGACACGGACGTGCGGCATATTGAACCACAAGGCGTTGTCGTGGCCCTCTACGCCAAGGGCGCAGCTAAGCGCGACACCACGGGCTTCGTGGTCGGCTGATTAGTACAGGGGGCGATGGTCGCCCGGGCAGGGTTCGAGTCCCCGCGCCCCCTCTAAACACCTAAACACCCAACACTACCACCATGCGACACCTCGAAGACATCTACAAGACCAACGACCTACACTACCACTTGTGGAGCGTGGACAACAACTGGGTGATCCAAGCTTGGTCGCCCATCGCCAAGATGTACCTGCCCTATGAGCGCAAGGAATACACCGGACCTAACGCCGAGACCCTCGCCCGGGCAGCGTTCCAGCGCATCATCGAAAGTTAACAACGACGTGTTAACAACTTGCGCTTGGCGCATCAAAAGTAACATCGTACATTTGCACTCAACAAACAACCCCTGAACCATGAGCAAGCTGAACGCCGAAGAACTGGCCGCGAAGCGGTATGCGCAATATCGAAGAAGCACATCCACAGAAGCCGGAATTACTGGTTATGCCGCCGCCATCCGCGAAGTCGCCCAGCCCATCGCCGATGAGCGGGATGAGTTGCTGGAGGCGCTGCAACGTATCCTCTCCCGCAGAGACGTTGCTATGCAGTTCGGCGACGACGAAGTACGCGCCCGTGCCGCCATCGCCAAGGCCACCGGCACCAACGCCTAACACCTCAACACCATGAACACGAAGCATACCCCCGGACCTTGGACCGCAGATGGTCGCAGCATCAAACACTACAAGGACAACGGATACACCCTCATTGCAAGGGTTGGCGGGTATCTGCCATCACCATTGGATGAGTCCAACGCCCGTCTCATCGCCAAGGCCCCCGAACTCCTCACCGCCCTGCGCTGGGCGCTGGACAACATGGGCGATGACCTCGACCCCGACCACCAAGAAGCCAAGCAACACGCCACCAACCTCGTAAACTCCCTGTAACATGACCAACCTTCAGAAGTCCCCCTCCCTCGTCACGCCCACCATCAACATGAATGGGACCGATGCCCGTGACCTGATGGATGCCCTCGACAATGCAATGCTCGCCCTGCACGATGCGTCCAAGGCCCTGAGCAAGTGCTCCCCGCATGGCCGAGACTACCACATGCAGGGACCGGATGCCATCGCCATAGCCATTCGCCAGCACATCAGCAGGATGCAGCGCCTCGCTGACATCAGCACCGAACTGATGACCATCTCGCTCTGCATCGCAGACCAGCGGTAATTCACACAAACATGAAGCCTCATGAAGTAAAAGAAACAGCAGAAGGGTTTGTCATGTATGCGTGCATCGCATACATGGCCATAAGACTGCTCGAATGGCTTATCTCAGGATAGCAGGGTGGTCAATGGATTTGGTAGGTACAAACTTTTTCGTACCTTTGTCACTCAACCAACGGGGGGAGCGCATCCTCAACGCTCAACACAATCATCAGTAGTACCATGACAACTTTCGAACAGACCTTCGAACTTCTCGATCGCACCGGGCTCAACTGGACCGTCAACAAGCTGCCCCTGTACGGGCCTGACGGGCAGAAGACCAACAGCTACGGCATCTTCCGCAACGAGACCAACCAGCACCTCGGCACCGTCGGCCCGCGCTATGTGCCCATGCAGAACCACGAGCTGGCAGAGACCATCATCGACGCATGTGAGGGGGTCGGGATTCAGGCAACGAAAGGTGGCGTGTTCGACGGTGGCCGCAAGGTCTACCTGCAAGCCGCTCTGCCTGACGTGGTCATCGACCGCTCCCCGCTCAAGCGTTTCATCACGGGCATCAACTCCCATGATGGTAGCACGGCCATCGGTTTCGGCAGCACCAGCACCAACATCATCTGCATGAACACGTTCCACATGGCGTACAGGGATGGGGCGATGACCAAGTACCGCCACGGGGCCAGCGCATTGGAGCGCATCAAAACTGCGATGATGCAGATCAAGGCCACGATGGCGTCAGACCAATTGCTCATGGACAAGTTCTCCCGCATGGCCGATGCCAAGTTGACCGAGGAGGCAACGCAGGCCATCCTGACCACCATCTTCAAGAAGGGCTTCGGCCTCGAGCCCAAGGACGAGTTGTCCACCCGCCGCAAGAACCAGCTGATCGGCCTCAACAACTCCATGGAGAAGGAGATTGTTGACCAAGGGGCCACCCTGTGGGGGCTGTTCAACGGCGTGACACGCTACACCAACCACGTTGCTGCACCCGCCGGGCAGAAAGAAGAGTATGTGATGGACGGCGCTGGCTACGACCTCAACCTCGTGGCCTTCGACACGGTGATGGAATGGATCGAGAAGCACACGGCCAAGCAGTACGTTCTCGCCTGATCACAACCAACGATAACCGCCCCCGGCAATTGGGCCGGGGGCATAACACTGAATCAATCAACAACCATGGAAATGCAGACACACACCTTTCGGCCCATCGTTGACGGCAACGCCTTCGACCTGACGCGCTACCGCGTGAGCATCCACCAGTACAGCAAGGACATTGTGCCGGGGGTCATGCTTTCGTTCGGAATCCCGGGCGCAGATATTACAATGCACAGCGTCAGCGTAGATGACCTTCGCAAGTTGGCGTTCATGTTCGGGGCCATGGCAGAGGACATGGAGCGCGTCAAAGAAGAACAACAAAACACAACAAAGCAATGAGCGCCCCCACCATCGATGAGTACGGAACCAAGCGTTACTTCAACGAGCAGGGCCAGCTACACCGCACTGATGGGCCTGCCGTAGAGTATGCCGATGGCACCAAGGCGTGGTACGTCAACGACAAGCTACACCGCACGGACGGGCCTGCCTATGAGTGGGCCGATGGCAGCAAGTCGTGGTACGTCAACGGCAAGCTACACCGCACGGACGGGCCTGCCTGTGAGTATGCCGATGGCGGCAAGTCGTGGTGGGTTAACGACCAGCGTCACCGCCCCGATGGACCTGCTGTCGAATGGGCTGATGGCAGCAAGTCGTGGTGCGTCAACGGCCAGTACCTGACCGAGGAGCAATTCAACGCCCAGTACGGCCAGCAGCAGCCATCGCTCGACATCACCCTCATTATCAACGGAGAAACCTACAAACTGACCAAGCAATGAGCAACGACACCGACCTTCTTTACCGTGAGCATCTGTACCAGCGCCAGCAGATTGTTGAGCGTATGAACGATGCGACCATGAAGCTGCTGCTGTACTGCAACGCAGACGATGCGTATGGGTACAAGCGTTACTGCAACCAGATCCGAAGGGTGCAGCTACTTTCCTCTGCACTACATGCACATGAATTTGCGGAAAGTGCATAGTTCTTCGTACCTTGGCAGCCCAATGGCCACCAAGAAGTACGACCAGCGACTGGTGGACCGGGTGCGCCTGCTTCGTCAGGGCCTCGGCCCCCAGCCACTCGCACAGCTTTGGTCGGTGTCTCCGGAGCTTCAAGATGAAGCGCCCAAGTACCGCAGGATACTCTGCTACAAGTGCTACCCCGGGGACAGGGGCCACGTAGAGAAACTCGAACAGGCAAGAACCAAACTGATGAAAGCACGCCATGTATAGGATGTATTGGAAGAACAAGAAGAACCCCGATGAGCAAGGGGAGGGGCGGGCTGTCGGCAAAGAAGACAGCGCGTTCAAGCTCTGCAAGAAGCACAACGAACTTTTCCCCAAGTACCATCACTGGTACGAATTCGACGAGAAACAACAACAAAAACAACTGAAAAATGAGCAAGCGTGAGGTAATCAGCATTGACGGAATTGATTATATCCGTCGAGATAGCGTAAAGCAATCGGCCCCGATCGGCGACGTGAGGATCATAGTAGCAGATCGCGGATGGGTGTTTGTTGGCAACTGCCAAGACCACCAAGATGGTTCTGTGACGATCACCAACTGCCGAAACATCCGGCAATGGGGAACCTCGGAGGGGTTGGGTCAGTTGATTAACGGGCCTATGCCCGGAACCAAGGCAGATGCATACGGAACAGTACGATGCACGCCGATTGTTACGATCGCCGTTAATAAGGGCTGGTAATGGCATCGGATAAACACCTTCTGATTCGCTACGGCAACGGCGACGGCTACGGCTACGGCTACAGCTACGGCTACGGCTACGGCTACGGCTACGGCGACGGCTACGGCGACGGCTACGGCTACAGCTACAGCGACGGCGACGGCTACGGCTACGGCTACGGCTACAGCGACGGCGACGGCTACGGCTACGGCTACGGCTACGGCAACGGCGACGGCTACGGAGACGGCAACTAATCAAAAACAAACAACACAAAATGGCACGAGGAACCAACAACGACAAGGGCAGCGCCACCTACCTGCGCATTGCAGATGGCAAGATTGTGGAGGAGGTGGACAAGAACACAATCGGTGCTGTATCGCGAACGACCAAGCCCAGCGACGAACACCCCGAAGGTCGTGAGGTGTGGGAGCGCAGGGATAGCTACCTTGAGGGGGTGGTCACATCCATGTGGCGCAAGGAGCGCGAGTACAAGGGCGACATCAACCGCTCTCTGGTACTGCGCATCAGTGATGTGGGCGAGAACTGCCAGCTTGAGATCAAGGAAGGTGGCCGGTACTGGTCGTCGTTCATGCTTCGCCTGCCGAACATGGACCTGACCAAGCCCATTCGCATTGCGCCGTATGACTTCACCGACAAGGAGGGCAAGCGCGTCATCGGTCTGAATGTGTTCCAAGGGGATGTGAAGGTCGCCCCCAAGTGGGACAAGAACAACCCCGGAGACCTGCCCCAAGGCCGCAAAGTCCGCGTGAATGGCAAGGATGTGTGGGACTTCGAAGAGAGGGACCAGTACCTGATCAAGGTAATGGAGAAGATTGCCGCAGGTCTCAAGGAAAAGGACAACGCTATCGCCGCTACGTCAGGCGAGCCAGTTGCGTCCAAGGTCGATGACGACAATGATCTCCCCTTCTGATGGACCCCAAGCACTACATACAAGACCTTGCCACCAAAGCGGTGGAAGGCTTGACAGACCCAGCCGATACGTATCTTAGCCTGTACACCCTGCGCAAGACACTCGATGAATGCATCGAGCTGGTCAAAACAGCAGCGGTGGATGAGGTGGGTAAGTATGGCAAGGAGGGGTTCAGCAAGGACGGGTACAGACTGGTGGCACAAGCTTCTGCCGGGCGCTGGGACTACAAAGGCGTGGCAAAGCACCGCGAACTACAGTCTCAGCTCAAGGCTGTTGAGGCGCTGGCTCAGGCGGCGCAGAAAACAGGCGCGTCCATCGCCGACGAGAAC